GGGGAGACACAGCCTTATTTTCCCCGTCTCGCTTACAGATAAGTATCGCTTGCTTGTTCTTGACCTGAAAAGTCTCCTCCTTTGTTCGCAGAAACGTCCAGACAATCGCCTCGTTCTCTATCGGTACGTCATATCGGAACCGTTCTTTTGCCCGTTTGATTGCATGGTCGGTCCACAAGATCTCAACGCCAGCGAATTGGTAGGAAACCATTACTCCGCCTTATCAACTTGGCACCAAACAGCCCTGACATATGATTCGCTTTTGTCGCCGGGGTACATGTGAAACACGCAAGATAGCCCGCGATGCTTCGCCGCTAAACTAATCCGCCGCATATTCTCAACTCGAATGAACCCGCACCAATGCTCTTTGTGTTTATCCATCAACTCACACACCTGGCAAAATTGATACCCCAATACGAATATCTGTGCAGGAGTCAATCCATCAAGGCTATCGTCGTCACAATGAAAGCTTTCTACTAATCCGAAGTCGCTCACTTCTTGCACCTCTTTACCATGTCGTCAATTGCCTTCCGAAGCGTTGGCCACTCCACCGCATCAATGGATATCGTCCGCTTCGGATCACCCGTAGGCTCATTCTGTGTCAACACTATAAACTCACCGCCCCCTTCGTCAGCGATCTCAATAAAGGTAACACCCTCATCGAAGATATACTGCTTCTCATCCATGAAACCGACCTTGAGTATTCTTGTTTCGTACTTCATTCAACTACTCCTTGAACGGTGTGATTTATGAATAACGACTCAATGTCAATTTCCGCTTCTACGTGAACAACCGTTCCACCTGTCGCATAGTCGGCTTCCTGAAACCCATCCCAACAATAACTATGATCCATTCCAGTCTTGCCGTCTCCGTGTCGCCAAAACGACCCAGTTTGAATTGCACCTGACTTTGTTACGACAACCGGTATTTTGATCTTCATAACTTCCTCCTAAGAAAACACTCCATCAAACAAACTCGACACCCGCCTAGCCCCGTTCGGATCACCGTAGGGAATAGACTCAAAAACCTTACCGCCCACTTGGAACTTAGCAGGGACTCGAAACTTCATGCCCTGCTTCTTCGCTTCATTATTCGCCATCCCCCACGCTTGTTTCCATGTCCTGCCCGATTTTCCCGCTCGGTACAACGCGTTAATTAGCAGCTGTTCGCAAGTCAACTTCTTCTCCGACTTCTCCCGCTTCTTAATCTCAACCAACTCCCCGCCGACAAACTCTAGTCCCTGTGACTTTCGTTCCTTCACTGTCGGACTGTACCCGCACTTGGAACACGTCCCGCCCCGATACTGAACGCCGCATTGCGGGCAGTTGATGACGGGCTTGGCTTCGTGCTTTAGGTCTTTCTCCTTCTCCGCTTCGAGTGTCCATTCGATATCATCCTCGAAGAACGTGTTTAGCCGGTTGACTGAGCCACCATGATCAATCGCGATGCAACAGTCCTTCCCTGGATTCGGCCTCGCCCCGCGTCCAAGTATCTGAATCAATCTCTGAATCGAATTGACCGCCGTGCAAAGCTGAATACACCCGATCGCTGGAATGTCCGTCCCGCGATCCACGATGCCCACGTTGCACAGATATTGGTAGTCGCCGTTCTGTAACCCATCAAACAGAATCCGCCGCTTATCGTCTGTCGTTTCCCCGTCAATATACTCCGCTTTCACCCCAGCCGCGTTGAAGGTTTCCATCGCCTCCCGTGCATGACTCAGCCGAGAGAAGAACCCTACCGTTGGCCGACCTTCCGCGAGTGTTTTCCAGTCTTTGACCATATCACCAGCCAACCCGTCAAAAGCTTCTTGTAGACTCTTGTCCGTGAATCCTTGCCCCTGCTTCTTGAGTTTGTCCAACCGTCCCAAGTGTCTAGCCTGGTAGTATCGGAACGGAACTAGGTGCCCGTTGTCAATCAGCCATTGAACGCTTGGACCTTTGACAATCTCCTGATAGACCTGAGAAAGTCCCGCCGCCATTGGGGTGGCTGTCAGACCGATAACGTAGGCAGGTTTCAATCCAAGTGATACCCGCTTACGATCGTGGGCCTCGAGCCACTTCGCCAGCTTCGTTCCATGTGCATGGCATTCGTCATATGCCACAAGGTCAAACGTCGTCCCTGATTGATATTCCCCATCGACGTACCAACTTAATAGCGTGTCAATAGACGCAACCTGGACCCGCTCCGACCAATTAGGCGTCCGACCGGACATAATCACGCCATGCGGCAATCTAGGTGCCCTGTTGAACGTGTCCACGATGTTATCGACCAACCCCCGCCGATGGACTGCGATAACCGCTCGGCCTGTCCCGCGATTGTAGGCCGATCCAATGATGTACTTTGCGACCGTAGACTTGCCCGATCCCGTTGGAGCACAAGCAATCACCCGGTTATGGGTCCGCATAGCTTGCCGTAGCTGGCCGACGAAATCGGTTTGGTAGTCGCGTAGGGTGGGGAGGTCAATCATGTAGCAATTCTTCACACTCGCCTATTGCCTCACCGATCGTCCATCCCATTTCTGTTAATGTCTCATGTTGGAATGACCAAATATGCGGCTTATCATCAGCATATATAAAAACTAGCATTACGCTTTTGTACTCTCGAAAGTCAACGCTTGTGACCTCCACACATCCACCTTGATATTCGCCGCCGTCAAGCCACATTGTATCTCCAACACTCGGTAGAAACGGAAACGACAACAGCTTAAACGCCGTCTCATCAAATTCGCTTCCCTCAACCGGGCATATCTGCACTACTGCTTTTATCATTCCGACCACTCCGAAAAAATCTTGTCCAGTCCCTCAAAATGCTGCAACGCCTTCCGATGCAACCCCGGATTCGTCCTCAGTTCGTTCATCGTGTCGATAAACCGCACCATTGCCCCATTATGCTGCTTGGCCGCACTCTTAGCCTTACGGAAGGCTTCCAGGTCACGTTCACGTTTAGACGGTTCCGGTGCGGTCTGTGGTGATTCTGGGACGATCTCAGCCGCCACCCGCTTCACCGCCGCTGCTGTCGCTGGTTTTGTCCCGCCTTCCGTGACTTTGTCCATAACGGCGGCGACGTGTTCTTCGGGGACTGATGCGACCGCCCTCGCTACATTGGAATTCACCGGTTCCGGTTTGTGCACATTTGTGCACAATTTGCGTTGGCCCTCAACCGCTTTGAGAAGCTGGTAAATCCGCGTTCGGGAATAGTCGCATTCATTCTCGATAAACTCGTCAAACGAACCGTATTCATCCTGCCACAACTTACCGGCTTTAATTTCGTAGACAGCCTCCGCCCATGCCATGACGCCCTGCTGCATTGCCTCTTTAAGTGCCGCATATTTCCGCGACTCTGCTGGCGTTAGTGAATTGCTTTTCATCCAAGAACCTCCACAAAAAAACCGCACCCAGTTGTCTTGACCGTCGGCGGTTCGAGGGGAACCAGAGACACAACTGGGCACGGTTTATTCGTGTTCAATTTGCCGACGGTCAAATCAGCGTCAATCAATATAACCCCAAGTCATCCTACGTCAAGTCAAATGGATCGGGCAGGATTCGAACCTGCTTTCAGGTTGTGTACACTTCCCAAATTTTATCCCGCGTGCCGTCTCCGAGCCGGTCGCCGCGTTCGCGTGTTCCCATTCACGCCGCCGACCCTAAACGTCGGTGTCGTGCCTGGACCGCCCAGGGAGTCACACGACACCGCATCATTTCCGTAGGTGTGACTTAAGCACCCACGGATACCGGCGACTCTACCGGCCTACGTCAATCTATAAAGTCTGGGTCTGTAGTTGGTTCGGTTGCAGTCCACTTGGAGAGCGTCACAGGACTGACTTGCAGTAGCTCCGCCATTTCTCTCAACGTCAATCCGTTCACTCGGCCATGTTCTCGGAACTGTCGCCAAACCGCAACCATCTCCGCCCGCTCCTTGCTCAACTCATCTAGCCTGTCCGCTGCTTCGTCAACGTCGCCATCGTGGACGTTGTCCCGATCTCTCAGTCGTGCAATAATTTCTTCTGTGCTTTTCATTCAATTTCCTCAATCAATCGTTCGACCATTCCCCAAGATACCCACTCACCCTCACACTCACGCAACGCCCGCAATGCTTCATCTCGCTTTGACTTAATGCCCGCCAACTCCTCCAACCGTTCCGCAATCTCCCTCAATGCCTCGTTCGCTACCCCGTCATCACACTGGACCGTTGCTGCTAGTTCTCGACATGCGGCGATTAGGGTTTCTGTGCTGCTTCTCATCGTACATTCCTTTTCTCTAGCTTCCGCTGGCGAATTCGTTGATCTTGTTTTAGCTTTCTAATCTCCTCTCTCTGTCGTTTTTCATGTTCTGCCTCTATGGTATCTGATTCGCTTGCAAATATCTTTGCCGTCATGTTGCCTTGTGTTAAATTGTCGCTCCCACGCATGTGCTTTCTAACATACACTTCCACATCTGGATCGTTTCGTTTTTGCCTCCAGTGTTGGGACACCCAATGAAGCAATGCTTCCCGACGCTTTTTACCCTCTGGGATATCTCGGAGTTTCCAAAACTCTTTAACGCCCCAAGCATCTGTTAGCATAGTCAATGAAGGACATGTTGATTCAAACTTAGTAACTACCCTCCAATATGAAGAAACAGACTGAGCAACACCGCATAAAAACGGAGCCAAGAAACTAAGCTTTTTACTCTTATACAAATCGTCATTTGCTGAACCAACGCAATTCATGTTTCCATTTGCAAACATGAAAAGCCACTCCGGATTGTATATCTTGTTTACGACAACCTTACCTTGCCTTCTTTTGTTCACTGGAAATTTAACAAATTTCCCATACGGGTCAATTTCAGAATAGTATAATGCAACAGCCCCGTCTATTTCAGATGTAGCACCGTAACTATCTTCACCCAAAAGACCCTTTGCGACAGAATGTGACTTAGTGTACTTATACCAACTAGTCCAATGAATATTGGCTACAGTAGATAACATTAAGTTATCACCGGTAAAACAGACTGATTTACACTGCCAAGAAGCTGGCATAGTCGCTATCTTATCTGGCATAAAATCCGCAATCGTATCAGTCCTGATAGATGTTAGCGATTCAATTGGTATCGCTCCATCCATAGCTTCTTGCGTTGGTATATTTGCACACCCTAGATAAACAAACATTTTTTCTAGCGTGTCTACCGTGAACTTACTCATTTCTCTAATCCCTCCAATGCTTCCAAAATCTTATCCGCGTCCACCTGCGACAATCGCAAGTCCTCGTCTTGATGCAAAGCGTACTTCCACCACCAATTTCGCAGGTAGATTATCCCGTAGTGTGACTTTGATAGCGTAGCCCAATGCGTCCGAAACTCTGCTACTGTGGTCACGTCCCGCAATGGACCTAGGTCTCGGCCAAGGTCAACTACCAGCCTGCGAAGTGCGATCAGTTCCGCGTGTAGGTTGTCGATCCGTTGATCTGTGTTCATTGCTTCCCCTTCGTCTTAGCCCACTCACTCATTTTATCCATGCGTTCCTGCAACTGCCCTATCATCCTGTCCCGATCTTCAATCATGGCAACGAGTTCATCAATCCTCTTATGGGCACGGTCAATCTGCTTTTGGTGTCCAAGTAACTCAGACTTGCACTCGACCGCTAACTGATTCCTCGCTGCTTCCATGTCTCGGAGGTAGGCTTCGCGTGGTGTCATTCGAACAAACTCCCAGCAACCTCGACAACCTTAACCCTTTCAAGACTCTTGAGATTCTTTACCGCTTGTCGAAAGTAGCTAGGTTTGAGTTCGACACCGATACCACGCCGGCCAAGTTTCACCGCTCCATACACTTCTGACCCAACGCCCATGAATGGGGTTAAGACTACTTCGCCGGGATTCGACCACATTTGGACGCATCGTTGGATCACGTCCAACTGTAGCGGATGCTGGTGCCGCTCGTCGTCCTTGTCTTTGCTTTCCTCGTATGGCAACACGTTATCTAGTCGAATGTCATCCCAAAAAGAACTCGCGTAGTGTCGCCATATCCAATGACTGAATCGGTTCTCCGTCTGCTTGCCGGTCCAACCTTTGTACCGGTGCAGTTCTTCGGGAATCTGTCGCTCTCCGTAGTATTCGTGCAACCCGTCCTCGTGTGTAACCGGTGTCGGATTGACGCCATTCTTGCGGAATATCAAAAGGTAATCAGCTGCCGCGACGTTTACCTGTGTCGCATCTTCGCATACTTGCCGATGTGCAAGAGCCTTCGACATAGTTCGATTGCGAACTGCCAGAGGTTCTTTCCATATGCAAATTCGCGGGACATACTCCCAGCCGAGTTTCTCATGCAACCGGATGATGTCACCGGGGAAGTCTGTGTATCCGCAGATGTTCGCACCTTGCTTTGGAACGTCCATGCAATGAACCACCGACAACCGGCCCGGAATTGTCAGCCTTGTAATCTCGCTGACAATAAACCCGTAGTGCTCAAAAAACTCGTCATACGTTCTCGCGTTTGACAAGTCTCGAACGCTGCTTGAGTAGTTGTACAAACAACCACCGTTTGCCGTTGCGAATGGTGGCGAGTACACCGACAACCCTACTGACTCGCTTGGTAGTGAAGTCAGCACCTCCGCCGAGTCACCATTGAATATCGCGTAGTTATCTGTTTGAACTTGATCTAAGACAGCCATTTTGGAACCTGTACTTTCTCTGGGAAATAATCGCTCGTAGTTAAGTGCATCGCGTCCCGCATGTGAGCGACCAACTCGCGGAACATCGTGTTGACTTGTACCTGTTTTCGCTTGAGGTTTTGCAATACCCCAAATTGTCCTTCGGATATCACAATGCCTACGTCTACAGGTTTCGTCTGCCCAAACCTCCAACATCGTCGAATTGCTTGATAGTACTGTTCAAAGCTATGACTAGGGAAAATCACAACGTTCGAACAGTTCTGGAAATTCAGCCCCCAAGCTCCGATCTTAGGCTTGATGATAAGGTTCTGTATTTCCTTATTGGCAAACCCAATTAACGCCGCTTCCTTTTCATCGTCAGACATTCCACCGTGCACCTCGACGCTATTGTTGATGGCCCTTGATAGTGCCTTACCTTCATCGTTTAACTCACACCATAGAATACTTTGATCTGTGCGGCCGTTGACCAATGACGCCGCAAAGTCAACTCTCTCTGGTATTGTTCTACGTCGCTCCTCGCGTTCCTCTTGCATGTCCGTTGCTGCTAGATCAAATAAAAAGCCGTCTCGCTTTGTCTTGGATTCGACGCAATACTCGCGTTCGTTCAATGGAGGCAACTCAAACCTTGATCCGTCAAACCCTAAATCCGATGGCGTTTGAATTGACCGTGCCCAACTACAAGCCCAAGCCCAAAACGGACCTTGAGCATGTCCACGAAAACGATACTTAGTTCTGCCCCAACCGTGATGATCCTTCGATGTTTCCTGTTTGAAGAACGTCGTTATCATGTCACGAAATCCAAGTAAACCAAGTGCCTCGCTCGTTGTTCCGAGTTCCCAGAAGTCATTCGGTGCCGCTGTTGCCGTACACATTAAACGATAAGGAACGGTTCGCATAAACTCGACTACAACATCTTTTCGCTGACTCTTAAAGTCCTTAATCGCTGAGGACTCGTCGCAAATCACGCCCGCAAACATTGACGTATCGTACTTATCTAGCTGTTCGTAGTTCGTTACCCAAACGCATTTTGTTGAATCCATGCGTCCGTCTTTTGTTCGCTTCGCATCGATGCCGAACTTCCCAGCCTCAATGACTGTTTGTGCACCGACTGCCAGCGGAGTTACGATTAAAACAGGTTTATTCTCACGCTCTATCACCTGCTGTGCAAAAGCCAATTGCATCGCAGTCTTGCCCATTCCGCAATCAGCAAAGATAGCCGCCCGCCCTTTTCGCAATGCCCAGTCAACTAGATAGGCTTGGAAGTCGAACAGGAACCCAGGCAGGTTACTTGGAGAGAATCCAGCCTCATGTTTGAACTGTGACTTATTCTTGATAAACTCGCTATACTTCATTCTTGCCAATCCTTAATTATCTGCTCGCCACACAACGCCGCTTTGAGTTTCGCAATCGCCTTCGCCTCAATCTGCCGGACCCGCTCCTTGGATATCCCCAAGTAATCCGCGATTGATTGGTACGAGGTCAAATTATGGTCATCGTGTTTGTGTACTAGGTTAGCCCAACCACGTTGACGCCAACTTTCCATCGCCCGTTTTTCACCACGCCGGAACGTTCTTGTCTCACCGTCGCACCGTGTAATGGTTACTGTCTCATTCATACAAACTCCAACGTAAACACGTCTTTGAACAATTCCTTGAGTTTGGCTTCACGTTCATCTTGATTCAAATACGGATGATCGTTAATCGTGATAGCATAATCTTGCGTGTCCGCGTCCACCCCAACCACCGCCAACTGGCCCCGGTCTAATACCTGATCGCCAAGCATATCATCCACTTCAACTCCGAACGCTTCACCGATCAGCCCCATGATACAGCCGCAACCAGTGATATTAATCAGTTGAAACCGCTGCCCCTCGCCACTTGTCGGTGTCCGCCATCGTTCCCGTTCAATCTTTATCGTCCGCATAATCGTTTCTCCTGTACCTTGATCCGTGCCTTGTAACCGTCTCTCATGTCTGCCAGTTGTTCCCGCGTGTACTTGTGCTGGCCGTGTCGGAGTGCTTGTAGTGAATCAAGAACCGACTGCCCGTACGTTTTGAGAATAAACGCAGCGTATACGTCCAGCCTTCCGCCTAGTTTGGCGTTGCAGTGCTTGCATTGTGGGTGGATATTTTCCTCGACGAATACATATGCCGGACGACGACCGGGAATAAAATGTCCAGCGTCCATTTCCTTGTAATGGTCCCGCTTGCCACAGGTCACACAAACGCAAACACCGTTGTCATCCGCCGCTTCCATTCTGATAGCTTTTTGCAAGTCCTTGGCAACTTCATTGACAAATCGCCCGATCTGCCATTGCTTGCATAATCGCAATTCACTTCGTGGAATTCGTCGTCTCACGAAACGCCCTTTACTCTCAGGCAGTTCACCGTCTTACCCTTTAGTTTTGTCGTCGTCACAAACAAAGCAAACTTCTTTCCAACCCACTGTGAAGGCTTTGAACCATACAGTTCCGCGATTGTGTCAGCGTTCGTCCGATTCAAAACAAGCTGGCGACTTGCACCCTTAACCGTCACTACCGGACCCCACTTCTTTGCACCGCCGCGTAAAGTCAGCTCGACACGTTCAACCTTTTCAATTGTGCAGGTAATCTCCGTCTTACCTTCTCTATCGAGTATCTCTTGAACGTGAAACCATCGCAGGTACTTGCTATCAAACAATGCTTCGTATTCGTCAATCATTCAACCGACTCCCAATCTAAGCCGTCGTCTTCCGTTTCAACTTCCCACGGATTCACCACCATGCTTTGCTCGTATCCGTCTGACCAATCGCCAGATTCCATCCTGAACTTTAGATCACGCATCTTGGCGTTTCGGTAGTCCCGTGCAATCTCCGCCGATCGTGAATCGTACCAACGCATCTGGACTCGATAGGGCTTGACCGTTTCAATCACCACCCACCGCCACACAATAGGCCGGTCGTAGAGTTTCTTGAGTCCAATCGAATAGTGGGCCTCCTGCAACCAGTAGCGTAGATTCCTTGCCGTGCGGTTAAATGCGTTCGGCGGGAATTGTGCTGTGCACTTGATATCGTACACATAGACCGCATCATCAGAGATATAGAAGCAGTCCACCAGCGACCGACACGGAAGGATATCTTCCCACTTGATAAACTTCTCTCGGTAGACCTGATCGTTCTGGATGATCGACAGCCATTCCCTAAGAAAGCTGTTTGTCACCGCCTGTAGACATTCGTGGATATGGTCCGCGTTTTTCACACACACGACGCCAGGATTATCTTCGCGGAATTGTGCCGCCGGTTTTCCGTTCAATGATCCGTCAGATTTAAGACACGACTCAGGATAGACCGCGATGATCTCGTCAAGACGTTTGTCCTCCAATAGTACCGCGTGAAGGATCGTCCCGAGTTCCATTGCCTTCGTCGGTGCTTTCGGTTGCATCGTCCGCAGGTTGTAAATCTCGTTGTAGATCGCCGGTGACTCGCAGAACTGCTGTAGCATCGTCTTGGAGATCCTGCTGTAGTCGTTGTGGTAGGTCATTGTTTGCCCCTCGCCACGAGCATTGCATCAGCGTAGAGATATGCAATCTTAGCCACTACTTCAAATGACCTGGAAACATCCTCTGCGTTTGCACACATACCAGCCAGCGCTTGCCCTGCAAACCAATCACGCAATGACATGCCGCTTGATGCCGGAATTAACACTTGTTTACGCAAACGATCTGTTTCGAGTTCTGTCTCGTAGAAGTCATCGTGCGGAAACGCTGGTCCACCGTCTTGTGTCTTACTCATTCGTCACCACCAATTCGAAAGCAGCACTTGTCCCAAGGGATAGTTACTGGCGGAAGCATTGACTCATTAATCAAACGAATCTCCTGAACTGATCCACCACTAATCCAATCGTATGCGGTTTTAC